GACTAACGCGACTGGAGCACTAACCTAATGGCACTTTCACCTCAGTATGGCTGGGCAGAACCCGATAACAGCAGCCTTGTAAAAAATGGCGCAGCAGACATTCGCACATTAGGCGATGCTATTGACACCTCTGTCTGGAATGTCGGCTATGGTCAAGCGGGTAAGAATAAGATTCAGAACGCAGATTTCTCAGTAAATCAGAGAAACTTGACGAGCACTACCACTAGCTCTGCTTTTATGTTTGATCGCTGGAGAACAATCTATACAGGTGGTACAACTACTTCATCCTCCCAAACTTTTACTCCAGGAACAGCCCCTGTCGCTGGATACGAAGGAAAAAATTACTTACGCATAGTCACAACTTCACAAAGCGCAGTTTCAGATTTTGCTCGATTTCAACAAAACATCGAGGGCGTTAGAACTTTTGCAGGACAAAACACTACTGTTTCATTTTGGGCAAAAGCTGCATCAGGCACACCTAAAGTAGCAGCGGCTATAGTGCAAACTTTTGGAAGTGGTGGTGGAGAATCTGCTTCGGTTGAAACTCTAGTTGGTACTGTCACGCTTTCTACATCGTGGGTTCGCTACACAATAAATGTTGCTGTTCCTTCTATTGCAGGTAAAACATTTGGACCATCAATAAACGATGATGTTCTTAGCCTTCGTTTATTTACATCTGGTGGTTCATCTGTTACCTCAGCGCAATCAATCGGATTGCAAAATAACACTTTCGATTTCTGGGGTGTTCAATGGGAGTACGGCTCAAAGGCAACACCATTTCAAACTGCAAGCGGTGGAAGCCTTACAGGCGAATTGGCTATGTGCCAGAGATATTACTGGCGCAATACAAATGATGCTGGAACAGATGTATGGCTAACTGCTGGGCTAGCGGCTACCACCACGCTTATTTATTTCGGATTACAATTTCCAGTTAAAATGAGAGCAATTCCTACTTCTATTGACTATGCCTCACCAAGATTTACAAATGCACTTGCTGCTTATACTGGTGGAACTTTATCTCTAGCAGGAAGTGCGACTAGCACTACATCAACCACTATTATATACACTCACGGCAGTGCGGCATTAACGCTCAATAATTATTATATGGCACAAACGCAAGCAAGCGGATATATCGGACTAAGTGCGGAGTTGTAAAAATGGACAATGTAACTTTTATTGAAATTGAAACTTTAAACGGCATAGAGATTCACGCCATTATTGACCGAGGCAACGGAGAATTTACCTCAATGTCAAAAGCCCATTACGATGAGTTAAAGGCTAATGAAGCCAAGGCTGAGTAAGGCTGCGACACAGCTTCGCGAGCAATTCGATGACTCGTTCCCAGATCGTGACCGCACATCGGATGGTTGGATCGGTGATACCCGACACGCTGCTCGCAAGTCTGATCATAATCCAGATGAGCAGGGCTGGGTTCGCGCCATTGATGTGGACAAAGATCTGCACAAAGGCGGAAAGCCAGATGTCATGGGAGATCTTGCTGATCAGCTTCGTACCTTATCCAAGTCAAAAGCAGACAAGCGTATTAGTTACATCATTTTCGATGGACGAATCTGCTCCAGCATCCTTAACTGGAAGTGGCGCAAGTACACAGGGGCTAACAAACACACTAAGCACATGCATGTTAGCTTTAAGAAAGAAGCTGACAATGATGGTGCTTTTTTTCAAGTACCTATGTTAGGAGCATCTAATGGATAATCTATCAATCATCATTGCCGGAGCTTGTGGAGTCATTGCTATCCCAGTTCTACGCCAAGCGATTAAGTCTTACCGCGCTAAGAAGTCTGTTGCAGACATCGTGGTTGATTCAATTGAAGCTGCCATTGATCAGGTTGAGAAGAAGTGACACAGTCGGACTTCTTCACTTTCTACATTGCTAGTCTAGGTGTGTTCGGTGGTCTTGCTGGTTATGTCATCACGCATCTGCTTAATGAGATCAAAAGACTCAACACGCGAGTGGATGAGATCTATAACATCTTGCTTGACAGGTAGCATTGTGCTATGGCAAGAAAACCCACTAAGGCATTAGAGGATCAAGGCTATTCCAAGCTCGATGCTTACTGCATTGGCTTGCATGAGTATTGGAAGTCATTGCGCAAGGCTGGATTTACTGAAGGCATTGCGCTATTCATGATCACAGATGTTCCCTCTTACCCTCGCTGGATCTTGCCAGACCCAATCGAACCAGAGAAGCTGGGCGATTACGAGGACGATGAGGATGACGATTAAGCGAATTGTCGTAGTTTCGGACTTACAAGTTCCATACCATGACAGGGTTGCAACTCGTAACCTTGCTTCATTCATTAAGAAGTTTAAGCCAGATCAGGTTGTCACAATTGGCGATGAGATTGACCTTCCACAGATAAGTAAGTGGGAAGAAGGGCGCATGGGCAGTTATGCCCAGACCCTAGATGATGACCGCAATGAGGCTGTTCAGCTGCTCTGGGATCTAGGCGTTACAGATTGCATCCGTAGCAATCACACAGATCGCCTGTATAACATCATCATGGCTAAAGTTCCTGCCTTTGGTGCATTGCCAGAATTACGCTTTGAGAAGTTCATGAAGTTCGATGAACTCGGTATCACCTTCCATAAGAACCCAATGCCTATTGCGCCTAACTGGATCGCAGTGCATGGAGATCACACACCAATCAAGCCACAAGGGGGCTTATCAGCCCTAGAGGCAGCTCGTAGGCATGGAAAGAATGTCATCTCAGGACATACTCACAGAGCAGGGCGTTCAGCCTTCTCAGAGGCTTCTGGGGGGCGTATAGGGCGTGTCCTACATGGTGTCGAGGTAGGCAATCTCATGGACTTTAAGCAAGCTGCTTACACTAAAGGCGTAGCCAATTGGCAGCAAGCCTTTGCCATTATCTATGTGAACAAGAACAAGGTTCAGGTGGATCTCATTAACATTGAGAAAGATGGAACATTTATTGTGGCTGGAAAGTCGTACGGACGAGCCAGATAATCGTTATCATTTCGTTATCAGAATGTGCTTGATTCGTCTGACACTTATGTCACACTAATTCTGTGAGGGAAACTCCCGAACAGTTAGGGCTAAGAATGGCTAATACAGACAAGCTGCTTCTGATCTGCATCTTTGGAATGATTATAGGATTCATTATAGTGATTATCGATGTGCAAAAGACAGCTTATAAAAAGGGCGTACGCGATGGCTATCATCGAGGTCGCAGTTACAAGGGGCAGGAATGAGAGCCAATGAAATCCTCTTATCCGCCACAGACACTATCCGCGAGCGTGGTTTATCGTATGGTCACCCTTCAGATAACCTGCAACACACCGCAATGCTGCTCAGTGCATACTTACAGACACCGATCCATGACTATCAAGTCGCAGGGATCATGGTACTTGTCAAGCTTGCAAGGACTAATCAATCAGCCCAGCACATCGACAACTGGGTCGATCTATGCAGCTATGGCGCACTCGCTGGACAACTAGCCACAGAGGAGAACGAGCTTTATGTTTAACCTAGCCGATTACGAGACAGTAGAGGTGAGACTTGAAAAGTTTATTAAGGACTATGCAGATTTCCGCATTTCAACAGAGTTGGAAGTGGTCGAGAAGGATCGATACATTGTTAAAGCTTATCTTTACAAAAGTTCTGCCGATAGTGTTGCATGGGCGACAGGGTACGCTGAGGAGAAGATTACTGACAGAGGCGTTAATGCGACTTCAGCTCTGGAGAATTGCGAGACTTCGGCAATCGGCAGAGCACTTGCAAATGCAGGTTATGCTTCTAAAGGAAAAAGACCAAGCCGCGAGGAAATGAGCAAAGTCGTAGCTTCTAAGCCAGTTAAGCCACCGGTGGCAGAAGTTAAGGCAGATGATCAGGATTACTGGACAACTCCAGTGGGTCAATACAATAAAGTAGTCGATGCTCCAGTCACATTAGAAAAGGCTATGGAGAACATCGCAGCTGTAATGGGTACAGGTGAAGCACAAGAAGCACCATCATGCAAGCATGGACACATGGCATGGCGCGAAGGCACAAAGAATAACAAGGCTTGGGGAGGTTACTTCTGCTCTGTAGTCAATCATCAAGGGGGCGAGCCTAAATGCCCTACAGTCTGGTATTCACTTTCATCCAGTGGCAAGTTCGAGCCACAGAAGGCGTGGGCATAACATGGGTTATGTAGAGATCTATAACATCGACAAAGATGGTGAGTGGACAAACCTAGAGGATGTTCCAATGATCACCACAATCAATTGTCAGCTGTGCAACGAGCCTACTCTGGCTCATGACATCATCATTCCAGCAATCATTGCAGATGGAGTCTTAACGGCAGGAACATGGCAATGCAAGAAGTGCCATGCGGTAAATGGCTAGTCAAGCAAGAAAACATAGAGGCTTCCGCACAGAGCGCGTAGTCGCACAGTACCTATCGACTGTGTGGAGTGGTGCAACTGTCGGAAGGGGTAGCGGTAAGGACATTGTCAATGTTCCCTTTGATGTTGAAGTCAAGGCACGATCAGGCTTTCAACCATTGGCGTACATAAAGCAATTAAAAGCTCGCACAGCTCTTTCGGGGGAATTGGGCTTTGGAGTGATACGACTAAACGGACAGGGTGAAGATGCGCGTGAGTATGCCGCCATCATCCGCTTAGAGGATCTTTTACCGCTACTCCAATTAAAGTATGGTCACATTATTAGCGAACCCACAGAAGCAGACATTGACCGCTGCACAGGCTGTGGGTCTTACATGATACAGAGGTGCTTAACATGCCAGCCTATGACTACCGATGCAACCAGTGCAATCTCAGTTCGGAGATCACTCATGGATGGCACGATAGACCAGTGATTCCATGCACCTATTGCAATGAGCCTATGGTCAAGGTTATAGCAGCTGCACCTGCACACTTTAAGGGCAAGGGCTTTTACAGTACGGATAAATAGTTATCCACAGAAGTTATCCACAGGGTAACAGTAGGGAGACATTATGAAACGACACACCGCTCTGACCAGCACTTATGCTAATGGATTTGACACCGATGGTACGCTAACTCAGCAGAGCCTCTCAAAGGCTCACCGCGAGCCGCCTAAGCGGATCGCTCGCGGGGTGCTTGTAGCTATTGGGATAGCTCTTTGCTTCATGCCTGAAGCAGGGGGATCTAAACCAATGCGTTATGTAACTTATAAAGAGTATGCATTACATCTATTGAATTATGATTATGTCCAGCATAAATGCCTAACAAAGCTCTATGGTAAAGAGAGTGCTTGGAATCCTAAAGCAATTGGCAATCTATCTGGAACTAAGAGAGTTTATGGAATACCACAAGGTAAGAGTGAATGGCTTAAAGACCAAGATGGTTACTCTCAGGTACGATGGGGATTGTCCTACATAGAACACAGATACTCCACACCATGTAAGGCATTAGATCATTGGAAGGTTAAAGGATGGCATTAGATTTAGAAGCTACTGTTCAATGCAGTAGGTGTGAGACTGAGACACCTGAGTCCGAGCTGCATGAGGTGCATGCATGGTGGTTATGTGGTAACTGTTATGATGAGATCTAATGGCATTGAATCAAAGAAGGGTTAATGACCCTCGAGATAGCAGAAGATGGAGAGCCTTTCGGCTCACGATCTTGGCTAGGGATAACTACATTTGTAGGTATTGCTCGAAAGATGCAACGACTGTGGATCATGTGCTCAGTATTAAGGATGCACCTGATCAAGCGTTCAATCCTGAGAACTGTGTGAGTGCGTGTCAGCCGTGCAATAGCGCGAAAGGGTCACGCTCAATGGGGGTTTTTTTAGGTAAGTCGTTCAC